CTGCTGGCGTTTAATTTTTAGAAGAAGGATAAATAGAATATGTCTATTATTAACAGTGGCTCGTTTGCCAAAGCGCTTTGGCCTGGTGTCAATGCATGGTACGGTAAAGCATACAATGAGTATGATACCGAATTTGACAAGTTGTTCGACAAGAACACTTCAACTAAAGCTTTCGAAGAAGACGTCGGTGTCACTTCGTTTGGTTTGGCTGTTCAAAAGGGTGAAGGCGCGCCTATCTCTTATGACAGCGAACGCCAAGCGTTCACCACACGTTACCAACACGCTGTGTTTGCGTTGGGTTTCATCATCACTCGTGAGATGATGGAAGACGACCAATACGATGTGGTGGGTCAACGTAAAGCTCAAGGTTTGGCATTCTCAATGCGTCAAACTAAGGAAGTTATCGGCGCTAACGTGTACAACCGTGCTTTCAACAGCTCGTACACCGGTGGTGATGGCTCTGCTCTGATTGCTAACAACCACGCTAACATCAAAGGTGGCACTTGGTCTAACCAAATCGCTACTGCTTCTGACTTGTCTGAAGCTTCTTTGGAACAAGCTTGTATCGACATCGCTGGTTTCACCAACGACGCCGGTTTGCTGGTTGCAGTCAAGCCTGAAACATTGATTATCCCACGTCAACAGATCTTCGAAGCCAAGCGTATCTTGGGTTCTGACGGTCGCGTTGGTACAGATAACAATGACATCAACGCAATCAAGGGTATGGGTCTGATTCCTGAAGTAATTGTTAACCATTACTTGACAGACGCAGATGCTTGGTTCATCCGTACTAACGTGCCTCACGGTATGAAGTACTTCGAGCGTCGTGCTGACCAGTTCGACATGGACAACGATTGGGACACTGAGAATGCTAAGTTCAAAGCCACTGCTCGTTACAGCTTCGGCTGGACCGATCCACGTGGTTTGTACGGCTCTGCTGGCGCCTAATTAACCTAGGGGGGAGCAATCCCCCTTTTTATAAGGAAATATTATGGCAATTCAATTCGTTGCGGGTCAAGTAGCGGTTAGCGATCCTAATCCTAATGGCCCAACAGCTATTAGTAACATTAAAGACGTTTCTACTAAAGTTGTAAAGCTCACTTCTGCTAACTTTAGCACGGGTGGTACAAACACTTTGGTAGCCGTTCTTCCCGCAGACGCATCTATTTTGGGTATGACTTTGCAAGTGGCAACTGCGTTGACAGGTGGTAGCATTTCTGCTGCTGCTATCGACATTGGTTCAGCTTCGGGTGGTGCTCAATACGTGTCTGCTGCTAGTGCTTTTGGTAGTGCTGGTGCAAATACTTTGTTAAACAAGTTGGGTGGTGTTGATAACTACTCACTGCCTCTCGGTGCTGACAAAGGCATTTGGGTAAAAGGTACTGCTACCACCGGTAACCCTACCGCTGGTGAAATGTACTTGATTGTTACATACGTTCGCTAATAAAGAGGGGGTCTTCGGACCCCTTTTTTTAACAAGGAAATTAAATGACTACCTCTTCACTAAATACTGGCGTTTTGTCAGCATCGTCTTTGACCTACACAGGTCGCAACCGCATCAACGCGGTTTCTTTGTTTGGCAACGGCACAAACACAGCTACTCTTGATATTTATGATAACACATCTGCCGCAGGCAAGGTCGCTGTTCGAGTCCAAGTACGGGCATCAGATTATCAAAACCACGTAATTTTTACGCAACCCGTTCTAATGGAAAATGGTATTTTTAACCAATTGACCGGAACAGGTGCTAACTACATTGTTTATTACGCAGCGTAATATGACAGAACTAGCAGGCAAGTTTATTGGTGTACTGTTCCTTAGTCGAACAGTTGCCCATCAAATGCACCTAGCCACTGATTCTTTTTCTCAGCATTCTGCTTTGGGCAGTTTTTATGATGAGATTGTAGACCTGGCAGACGGCATTGCTGAACAGTGGCAAGGAGAATATGAAGAACTCCTCAAGATTCCAACCCTTGCTGCTAAAGACACAACAGAGCCTTTGAAGTATTTCAAAGAAACTCTGAAATGGATTGAATCCAATCGCTACAAAGCGTTTGACAAAAATGATTCCTCCATTCAAAATGATGTGGATACGGTTGTAAAACTGTTCCGCTCAACCATTTATAAACTACGTTTCTTAAAATAAGCTATGCAAAACCATCTTATCCCAGGAAACTGGAACGCGTTGTGCGACAGTTGTGGACGTAAATTTAAAGCATTAGACTTACAGAAGCGTTGGGATGGTTTGATGGTTTGCCGAGAAGATTGGGAATCACGCCATCCTCAAACTCTTCTGAAGGTTCAGCGTGAAAAGATTGCTGTTCCTTTTGCACGACCCTATCCAGCACAAGATTCATATGTCCCTGATCCTATGAGTCCTCTAAATGATGAAACTGATTTGACCTGGAACGGGTCCACTATTAATTTTGTAGGAATTGACTAATGGCTATTCTTCTCGCAAACAACGCTAAAAGTACATTAGCCGTAGCATTGGGTGGTATTGATACTACTCTAGTTGTTGCTACAGGTACAGAAACATTGTTTCCGTCACCCACAGGTGGCGATTATTTTTATGCTACTCTCGAAGATAGCACAAAGACCATCCGTGAAATTGTTAAGTGTACTGCTCGTAGTGGTACAAGTTTAACAATTATTCGCGCACAAGACGATAGCACTGCTAATATTTTTGCTGTAGGTTCTACCGTTGAAATGCGTGTGAACAAGGGTGCGTTGACTGATTCGGTAGTGGCTGCTTCTAACTATGCTACAGCCGCTGCAACTAGTGCTAGTAATGCAGCAACTAGTGAGTCTAATGCAAGCACCAGTGCGGGTACAGCAGCTACTCAAGCAGGTATTGCAACTACTCAGGCGGGCTTAGCTGCAACCGAAGCTACTAATGCAGCAGGTAGTGCATCTGCTGCTAACACTTCTGCTATTGCGGCTGCTGCCGCGGCTGCTTCAGGTTTGTATTCTGCTGTTCAAGACAAGAGTGCCGACTACACGGTTGTAGCAGGTGATGCGGGTGATTTGCTTCGTATCACTACTACAAGTGGAGCAATCACTATTACTCTGCCAACCATTGCTTCTGTTGGAGATGGTTTTAAAATTGCTGTTGTTAAGTGGACCTCTGATGGTAACGCTGTAAACATCAATCGCTCAAGCAGTGATACAATTAACGGTGCAACTAGTGTTCAGATTGGTTCACAATATTCACAAGTTATCTTAGTTGCCGATTTAGAAACCAGTACTTGGTTCGCTAGCCAATCGGGTTTGGGCGCTACTAACGTTAACGTAGATGTGTTTAATGGTACAGGCAGTCAAACTGTTTATACTCTTTCTTCTGATCCTAGTACTAAAAACAATACCTATGTAGCAATTAGCGGTGTTTACCAAGCTAAGTCTACATATTCATTATCCGGTACTACCTTAACATTCTCAACAGCTCCGCCTTCAGGCACAGCTAATATTGAGGTTGTGTACGGTACACCTCTTGCTATTGGTACTCCCAGTGATGGCACGGTGTCTACTATTAAACTTGTAGACGGTGCAGTTACCAATGCTAAATTGGGTAGTGGAGCATCTCGCGCCAACTTAGGTTGGACAACATGGAATATTACTGAATCTGGCGGTGTATTGTACTTCTCAGTAAGTGGTACAAACAAAGCAAAGCTGGACGCTTCAGGTAACTTGACCGTGGTTGGTAACATCACGGCTTACGGCACGGTGTAAACATGACATTACCAGTATCACCAAACGCTATTTCGTTTTCACAGGTAAATACCGAACTTGGATTATCGTCAACTGCACAAATCAGTTTGAACGACAGTGCGGTGCGTACTCTGTTTGGCAAGGCAAGTGGCGCAATATCTATGAGTGATGGTCGCGGTAAATCAAATACGTTCTCCTTCACTATTTCGTCAAATCAAGTAAACGCAAACTTGCGAACACTCGCTGTTAACGCTGGGTGGAACCAATCGTCGCAAGTTATTGCTACAATCAACAGTGGTGTATATGTATACTCCACAAGCACCGGAACTGCCGGACTGACCATTAATGGTTCATTCCCTGGTGGTGTAACTTTGACTAACAACGGGTACATCATGGGTATGGGCGGTGCAGGTACGGCTACCACCCCAACGGCGGGCGGACCTGCTATTTCTCTAGGGGTCAACTGCACGATCACCAATAACACGTACATCGGCGGTGGTGGCGGCGGAGGCTCTACAGCACAGTCCATCGGTATATCTGGTAACGTAGGCCCCGGAGGGGGTGGCGGTGCTGGCGGTGGAGCTGGAGGTGGATACTACGGAGGAGGTTCCGGAGGAGGAATTGGGGCATCTGGTGGCCCTGGACAGATTGCTTATATTACCGCAAACTGTTACCCTTATCCAACAGGTTCAGGTGGCGGTGGCGGACGCATTATGCCTGGCACTGGCGGCTCAGGTGGAACTCCGGGAGAACCGTGGGGGCTAGGCGGCGGTGCTGGTGGTGGCGGTGGTGTTCTGCAAGACAACACCCAATATGGGGCGTCTGGCGGTTCAGCGGGCGGCGCTGGCGGTGCGGGTGATGCGTCATGGATTGCTGGCGGCGGTGGAGGCTGGGGAGCGGCTGGTGGCTCTGTTCCCGGTCGAGCTGGTGGTGCTGGCGGTAAAGCCGTAGCACTTAATGGCTATACCGTTACATGGGTGACAAACGGAACGCGTTATGGCGCAATTTCATAAGGAACAACAATGTTGAAGTACGGAATTATCAATCCTGCCGATGGGCAATATACCTATGCAAATACTCCAGAGGAAGCAACAAACATTCTGAGTGATCGGCTGATTGAATTCTTCAAGCATTATGCAGGTGGAACACTGTTGGCTTTTGTCGATGTAGACGAGAATGGCTCAGAAACATGGTTTAATTTGCAAGGTCAATATGACCAAGCACAAGAACAAATAGAAGCGGGTGTGCGTAAAGCGGCATACGCATTTCTACTAACAGAAGTATCAAACCCACCAGCTACTCCAACGCCAGTGGTTGTTAACGGTGCTCAAACCTTATGAACAACATTGGCCCCAAGTTTGTTGTTCAACAGAACAGCACAACCTTGCAAATCTACCATGCTAACAAAGGGGAAGGGCTAATTAAGCATGAGCACGATTATCCCCATTTAACAATGTGTCATGGCGGTTCAATCGTTATTCGCAAAGAAGGTAAAGAAGTCGTACGCACTAAAGACAGCCAGCCGGTAAATTTAGTTGCAAACGAATGGCATGAAATTGAAGCACTCGAGGACGGTACGGTGTTCGTCAACGTGTTTGCTGAAGGCAAATATTAAGAAAGATTATTTATGGCACTTACACAAGTTGACCAAGGAATGTTGAGTTCAACAGCTCAGTACACAGGCTTCAAGAACCGAATCATCAATGGTGCGTTTCAGGTTTGGCAACGTGGCACAACAATTAGCAGCATTGCAGCTACGGGTACAACCGCAACCTACGTTGCTGATCGTTGGTGCTTGTTCCCTGCAAACACAGGATGGACTGCTGTTGCACAGGTTGTTCAAGTAAGCGGCGGCGGATTGCGAGTTAACTGCACTACTGCGGCGGCTTACGCAAACTCTGCCGATGTGCTTTCTTTGCAACAAAGAATTGAAGGCCTAAATTGCTATGATTTGGCTGGCAAACAAGTAACAGTCTCATTTAAAGTCAAGACAAACAAGACAGGCAACTACGGTGTTGTTCTTTATGATGGTACAGCAGCCGCATTTGGTACACCTCAGAGTATTACAGTAAGTTCTTCTGGTGTTGAAACTGCATACACACTCACCTTTACTGCACCGTCATCTATAACAGCTGACAACGCTGACCGCCTTCGTCTTATCTTTACATTAGGGGCAAACACTGGTCGTGCTGGTAGTTACTACCCAACAGGCGGCTCACAAGTTAACTTGTTAGATAACACAAGCAACTACTTTGAGATTGACGAAGTTCAACTAGAAAAAGGCAGCACAGCCACATCGTTTGACTACCGCCCGTATGGTACTGAGTTGGCTTTGTGTCAGCGGTATGCGTATTCAATTGCAACAAGTGTTGGAGATGCTCTTAGTTTTGGTTATGGTGCTTACAATACAACCAATTCAGTGGCAATCACAATGCCTATACCTGTTCCAATGCGGTCTACTCCATCGTATTCTACTAGTGGTAGCGTAACTGCCAGAGTGACAACATCTACAGGAACAAATATTTCTGCCACGGCTTTTGCTCCGCAAACTCTTAGCACAGGCAACCAGCTAATAATGTTGGTTACAGCTACCACTACAACAAACTCGCTTTATAACTTTAATGCGTATGGCGGTGGAACTATTATTCTTTCTGCGGAGTTGTAAATGTACAAACTAATTAATAACCCAAAAACAAACACAGCTTTTGCGGTTTGCAAGGCTGACGTTCAGCTTTTCATCCCCTTCGACCCCGCCAACACAGACTACCAAGCCTATTTGAAATGGCTGGAAAAAGGTAACACGCCTGAAGCGGCGGATGCATGATGACCACAGTAGATGCTACAGAAGCTCGTATCTCCTCTCACGAAGAGATTTGTGCACTCCGCTATGAAATTATCAATGCCCGTCTTAAACGTCTTGAAAGCATCCTCATCACTGCTTGTGGTGTGTTGCTTACAGGCATGGGTGGGATGGTGTTTACCTTTATGACCCACGGACGTTAACATGCCTTTAACAATTCTTGCCGGAATGAATGCTGCTGTTGCTGCAATTCAGCAAGGGTGTGAATTGTACAAAGAGTATAAAGGAACGGTCCTTAAAGCTAAGAAAACCTTTGACGAAGTTAAGGGTATAGCTAAAGAAGTTAACCAAGTGTCTACAGGCATCTGGTCATTTCTTAAATCTAAACTGTTTCCAAAAGAAAGTCCCCCTCCGCCTACGCTCCCTGATATAAAGAAATCGGATGACCGTGGCGCACCGCAGGGGGCCTCTTCTAAAGAAGACAAAGACGAACAATCAATTAAGCAAAACTTAATTAAGAATTTAAAGATTTTCTTTAAGGGTATGATTGCCCTAGACAAGAAGATCAAAGAACAACAAGAACGTATTGATACACAAGAGATTCATCCTGATGAGCTTCTTGATATGTCTTTAGACCATGTTGTAGCTTTAAAAGAAATGGAAAAGCTACAAAAAGAAATTAGAGAGGTAATGATTTATCAAAGCCCTCCAGAGCTTGGTGCTCTGTATACAGACGTGGTTGATATGTACGGGCTAGTTCAAGAAAAACAAGAAGCTACTCATTTATCTAATCTTAGAAAACGGAAAGAGGCATGGCAACGTCAAGACCGTCTAATAAACAAACTAAGACAACGAGTAGCATGGGTAGTCGTAATGGCAATAATAGTGATGGAAACATGGGGACTAATACTAGCAATTCTTCTAGCGAGACCGCATTTGTAAGCTTCCTTATATTGCTAACTCTGCTATTTTTTATTATACTTCCATGTAGTTGTTCCAGAAGTAGACATTTATTTCCTTACGCTTTGTGATATTCGGCTTCTGTCAAGATGCCTGGTTTGTATTTGCCTTCAGGCTTAAAGATAGTGAGTTCTTGCTGGC